GGGATAAGGATAAATTTGATAATCAGGTGAATAAACCGATTGACGATTTTAATCATCTACTCGATGCCATGAGGTATGCCATGGAGCGGTTTGGGCGAAAAGGCAGCGGTATTCAATTTTTAATATAGGCGGTGGGCAATGGATCTTAGCTTAAATGCATTATGGAATAATATCATACGCCGTGGAAGCGGCAGCGGGCTCACAGAAATAGAGTTTCTGGAGTTGGAACTTCAAGTATGGATTGATTCAGGGAAACGAAATCAGATGATTATCGGCAAGCGGTACTTTGATGGAGACCATGATATTTTAAATAAACAAAGACAGGCTGTAGATGCGAATGGCAATACTCGGACAGTTAATGGTTTGCCGAATAATCGGATTGTGGATAACCGCTATGCGGAACTGGTGGATCAAAAAGTAAGCTATCTTTTGTCTAAGCCGCTGGAAGTACGGACGGATGATGAAAGCTATGGTAAACAGTTAGATACCATATTTAATCAAACGTTCCGACGCCGCCTGAAGAATCTGGGAATGGACGTACTGAACTGCGGGATTGGGTATCTGCATCCATACATCTCAAATGGCGAACTTCGGTTCAAGAGGTTTGCACCGGAACAGGTCCTCCCGTTTTGGGTGGATGAAGAACATGAAATACTGGACTCATTTTTGCGGATCTATTCTGTCTTTACTTACGAGGGCACGCAGCCGAAAATCATATGGAAAGTGGAACACTATACGACCGGGGGTATACGTCGATACATTTACACGGACAGTAAAAAGCTTATTCCCGATGTAGAACAGACAGACGCCGACTACCTCACAGTAAACGGGGAACCATTTAATTGGGACAGAGTGCCGCTGATCGCATTCAAGTACAATAATCGGGAGCTGCCGCTGATAAGCCGTGTGAAGGGGCTGCAGGACGCCCTGAATGAGCTGTTAAGTAATTACAGTGATAACATGGCGGAAGACATTCGCAGTACTATTTTGATTTTAGAGGGATACGAGGGTGAGGATCTATCGGAATTCCGCCGGAACTTAATTGCTTACGGTGTAATTAAAGTAGGAACGGAAGACAGAAAAGGCGATGTGCGGACGCTTAGCATTGAAGTCAATGCGGACAACTATGATCTGATTATCAAGCTGCTGAAGAAGGCGATTATTGAGAACGGCCATGGTTTTGATGCCAAAGATGACCGTATGTCAAATAATCCCAATCAGATGAATATCCGCTCTATTTACAGCGATATAGACTTAGATGCTAATAATATGGAGATGGAATTTCAGGCAAGTCTGGAACAGCTGATGTGGTTTGTGAATACATTCTTGCGCATTAGCGGCACAAATCCTGAAAAAAATAAAGTAGAATTCATCTTTAACAGAGATACGCCTGTTAATGAGTCGGAAGTCATTCAGAACTGCAAAAATTCAGTTGGAATCATCAGCAGGGAGACCATTGTAGCAAATCATCCGTGGACGAAAGATACGGCGGAAGAACTGGCACGGCTTGAAAAGGAAAATGCGGAATCTCTTATGCCTGATTATGCGGCAGACGGTTCCGCGCCTAATGGTGCTGAAGAATGAACTGCTGGGAAAAGCGTTTTGAAAGATTGAAACAGCAGCAGATGGGGAAAGCGGAAACCGTCACGGCTGCTATGCGCAGGGAATACGTGAAAGCGTTGACCGCATTACGCAAAGAAGTTCTGGACTGGTATTACCGATACGCTGAAGAAAATGAAATGTCTCTGGCTGATGCGAGAAAAGAGCTTGATACACGGGAGTTAAGAGCATTTCAGTTGACACTAAAAGAATATATCAAGCTGGCCAAGAAGAAAAACCTTCCGCAAAAATATATCAAAATGCTGGATAAAGCTTCTACTCGCGCACGGTTGGACAGGAGCCAGGAATTATATATTAAAACATCGCGGTATGTTGAA